GTAAATTGGGTGCATACACCCCAGGTTCGTTCACTCGTTTTAGTATACTTAGTTTGGTAGAGGACGAAACCAATATATTGCCTGCTGAAGCCATGATTGCGGAATTACTTGAAGATTCAGACAAGATGGTTGAAATGTTTAAAATTGTATTTCAAGCAGCAGAAGAACTAGGTGAGCACGGTTTATCAAATTTCCTAGCCGATCGCCAAGATGCACACGCAAAACATTCTTGGATGCTACGAGCAACACTTAAATAAGTTTATGCTTCTAGTTTATATTCACGGTGCAAGTGCTACTAGTGAAAGTTTCAATTATATACGCAAACACGTTCAAGGCAATGAGCTGCTGGTCAATTATGACAGCAGAAATGGTTTTGAGAAAAATTTAGCGATTATGAAAGATCTATTAGGTGCTCAACGAGACATGTTTTTTGTTTGTCATAGTTTAGGTGGTATATATGCACTCCACCTCGCAAACGAATTTCCCGATCAAGTAATTGGAGCAGTTACACTTAGTACTCCGTATGGTGGTGCTGAATCGGCTGACGTAGCAAAATATTTTTTACCGTATAGCAGATTGTTAAAAGATATTGGGCCCACGTCGTGGGCTATGAAACATGCAAGATCTATACAAATTGATTGTCCGTGGACCAATGTTGTCACAACGCAAGGTTCTGCACCCTGGATACCGGCACCAAATGACGGAGTAGTTACTATATCAAGTCAACGCAAACGTGAAGACATTATGGAATTAATCGAACTCGATTGCAATCATTATGAAATTGTTCTCAATGATCATGTGATAGGAATTATCAATGAAAGATTGCCAACATGATAGGTGAAATACTTGTATGGGGATTCTTTAGTGCTATGGGATGGATGGCAGCTAACTGGACTGTAGATAAAGTTATGCCTGAAAAAACAGAAATACAAACGTGTTCTGAATGGCGCGAAGAGAAACGTCCTGACGGAATCATCGAAAGAACACGCACTTGCGAATCTAAAAAATAAGAACACCCTTAGGACCGGTGTGCGCGGCTGCTGCGCTATACAACGGAGTCGTGCCCCGAGGATTAAAGTGAGCAAAGTTTCTTTGTATTTTTCAAACAAATCATCTATAATATTATTTTTTACTAGGAGATTACAATGAGTTCCAGAATGTTCTCGGCTGAACAAAAAGCCAAATTAACACAAATTATCAACGAAGGTATGGCAGTCATGCAGGAGGTGGAAGATCTTAATGCAGGACTTAGCGATACTATCAAAGCTATTGCTGAAGAAATGGAAATCAAACCTGCTATCCTTAAAAAAGCAATCAAGATCGCACACAAAAGTAAACTGGGCGACGAAAATGCCGATCACGAGGAACTTAACACTATTCTTGAAACTGTGGGCAAGACTCTTTGATCAATGTTGTATCAGGAATCATAGATTGGATACGAGATGATTGGACATCTAACCGTATACGTTTTGTTGTTGAGCTTGTTGCTTGGGCTATTTCAATTGGATGTAGTATCACAATGGCGTTCACGGTACCCAATCCTCCACTCCTTGTTTTATATCCTATTTGGATTCTTGGTTGTGCTATGTATGCTTGGGCTGCTTGGACTAGGAAATCTTTTGGCATGTTGGCTAACTACATTTTGCTCACAACCATTGATACGATTGGGTTGGTAAGGATGCTTGCATGATCGCTTTAACTATTTTTGGTTATTGGGTAAGTATGGCCATCTTTATGTGGGCAGTAATATTTGGTTGTTTATGCTTCGCTAGGTTATGCGAATACACGGTTGATTTCTTGTTTAAAAAATAATATAATACACACATGAGTTATGTTGACGCACTATATGACCGCGGCTCGGATCGTATCCACATTGTGGAACGTGTTCGGGGTGAACGAGTTTACCGAGAATACCCTGCAAACTACATATTCTACTTCGACGATCCGCGTGGTAAATTTCGTACTGTTTACGGTACTCCTGTTAGCAGGTTTTCAACCAGGTCGAATAAGGAATTTCAAAAAGAGATTCGTATTAACAGCAACAAGCGTGTTTGGGAATCTGATATTAATCCAGTTTTCCGTTGTCTCGAAGAAAACTATTTGGGGTCTGAATCTCCCAAGCTACATACTGCGTTTTTCGACATTGAGGTTGATTTTGACCCGGAGCGAGGTTTCAGTAAACCCGAAGATCCGTTTAATCCGATAACTGCAATCAGTGTTTATTTGGATTGGATGGATAAACTTGTAACACTTGTGGTTCCTCCAAAAAGTTATTCATGGGCAACTGCTCAAGAAATTTGTGATCGATATGATAACTGTTTCTTGTTTGAACGTGAAGAAGATCTACTAAACACTTTTCTAGATCTAATAGATGATGCTGACATACTAAGCGGCTGGAACTCAGAGGGCTTTGATATTCCGTACATGGTCATGCGTACCACCAAGGTATTGAATAAAGATGATACTCGTAGATTTTGCCTATGGGGACAACTACCTAAACAAAGAACATTTGAACGCTTTGGCGCAGAAAACTTGACCTTTGATTTGATTGGTCGGGTGCATATGGACTATATGCAACTGTATCGCAAGTACACATATGAAGAACGTCACAGCTACAGTCTGGATGCCATTGGCGAATATGAACTAGATGAGCGTAAAACACAATACGAAGGCACACTAGATCAACTATACAACAAAGACTTTCCCAAGTTTATTGACTACAACAGGCAGGATACCATGCTTGTGGCCAAACTAGACAAGAAACTGCGTTTCTTAGATCTAGCCAATGAACTGGCACATGATAATACAGTGTTGCTACCCACTACAATGGGAGCTGTAGCAGTTACCGAGCAAGCAATTATCAACGAAGCACATCAACGAGGTATGGTTGTACCTAATAGGAAAGGAAGAGATGACCAAGGAGACACACAAGCAGCAGGTGCCTATGTTGCTTTCCCCAAGAAAGGCATGCACGACTGGATCGGCGCAATCGACATCAACAGCCTCTACCCGTCAGCGATCCGCGCTCTTAACATGGCACAAGAGTCAATCATCGGTCAACTCCGGCCAATAATGACTGATCGGTATATTCAAGACAAAATGAGCTCAGGTAGTAGTTTTGCAGACGCTTGGGAAAACATGTTTGGTAGTCTTGAATACACTGCCGTAATGAATGCCGAACCTGGAACAGAAATTACCGTCGATTGGGAAGCCGGCGGATCGGATGTAATGAGTGCCGCTGACATCTGGCGTATGATATTTGATAGCAACCAGCCCTGGATGGTTTCGGCCAATGGTACTATCTTTAGCTATGAACAAAAAGCTGTTGTACCGGGACTACTAGAAAGGTGGTATGCGGAACGTAAAGAATTACAAGCAAAGAAAAAAGAGGCTGCTACAGATGAGGACAAAGCTTTCTGGGACAAGCGACAACTTGTCAAAAAGATTAACCTTAACAGTCTCTACGGAGCGATTCTCAATCCAGGTTGTAGATTTTTCGACAAGAGAATTGGTCAAAGTACTACGCTCACTGGACGCATCATCGCCAGACATATGGATGCATATATCAATGAATGCATATTCGGAAAGTATGACCATACGGGTGAAAGTATCATCTACGGAGACACTGATTCATGCTATTTTACTGCTTGGCCTGCGGTTAAATCAGAAGTTGAAGCCGGCAGAATGGAATGGACAAAAGAAATCTGCGCTCAACTCTACGACAGTATCGCCGATCAAGTCAACGCAAGTTTTCCCGCCTTTATGGAACGAGCTTGTCACGTGCCTAGAGCAATGGGCGAACTTATTAAGGGAGGACGTGAGCTTGTTGCGTCAAAGGGATTATTCATAAAAAAGAAACGCTATGCTGTTCTCATATATGATCTTGAAGGACATAGATTGGATACACACGGCAAGCCCGGCAAGGTCAAGGCCATGGGTCTAGATCTCAAGCGGTCGGATACTCCCAAGGTTGTACAGGACTTTTTAAGTGAACTATTAACGGCTGTGCTAACTGGCGCGGAACGAGAAGAAATTTACGACCGTGTGCGAGAATTTAAAATAGCATTTCAAGATAGACCCGCATGGGAAAAAGGTACACCTAAACGTGTAAACAACTTGACCAAGTATGGCAAAGAAGAAGAACGCCTAGGTCGTGCCAACATGCCAGGTCATGTACGTGCAGCATTAAATTGGAACAATCTACGTAGAATGCATGGTGATAATTACAGCATGAGTATTGTGGATGGCATGAAGACTATTGTGTGTAAACTAAAAGACAATGCACTGGGTTATACATCCGTTGGTTATCCTACTGATGAAAGTCATATTCCACAATGGTTTAAAGATTTGCCCTTTGATGACAGTTTAATGGAGGCCACTATTGTGGACCAGAAGGTAGAAAATCTACTAGGTGTACTAGACTGGGATATTCCCAGTCACACTGATATTAAAACAACATTCGATACCCTGTTTACGTTTGAATAAATAGCTAGGTATTTGCACGGCGGTGTTTGATGAAACTCAATGAACTGGTTAGATTAAGAAATCAATTGTCTAATGCTTTAGAAATAACTGCATTAAATATTGAGCTGGAAAAAAATTATTCAAGACTGATCAATCTGACTCTAGACATAGACGAAGAGATTGCGGTAGGTATTAGCAATCTAGCACACAATCATAAAAACATTAGTGCATTGTTCCAAAGAGATCAAGAACAACTTAGTTTTTTATTATCATCTATACAGGAAAAAATTAATCAATTATCAACTCAATTCTTCTCTGACAATTATCAATTAGAATTACAGTATCTTGAACCTGATTCTATTAGACAAACCCGAGTGTTAAAACCAGACCAAGAATTTGAAAAAACTCTTATTCAACGGATAAATCTATACAGTAATTGGCAATATCCAGCGTTAGAAATTGGGTGTAGAGACGGCCATTGGACTAAATTTCTAGTAGCTAGCGATCCTCTTTATATTACAGACGTTTATAATGAATTTTTGATTAGTGCAGTAAAGCAATTTCCTTCTCTTTATCAAGGCCGTGTAAAAAAATATCTCATCCATGATTTTTTTAAAATACCCAACCTTCCAACTAATCAATTTGGTTTAATTTTTAGTTACAATTATTTTAATTATCTAAGCATAGATAGTATTAAACAATTTTTAATTCAAGCCATGTCATGGTTGCGTCCAGGTGGAACAATTATTTTTACTTACAACAACGCTGATTTACCTGCGGCTGCTGCTTATGCTGAAAATTATTTCATGACCTACGTTCCAGAAAGCATTCTAACTTTAATGGCAGAAAGTTTAGGTTACGAAACAGTTTTTTCGTACAATTGTGAACCAGCATATTCTATTATAGAATTCAAAAAGCCAGGTGAATTACGATCAATTAAAGTTGGACAAACAGTTGGTGAAATAAAACAAATTGTCAATTGACATTACTTACATAAAATAGTAAAATTTTAACATTATTGGAGATTTAACATGAAAGATTATTTACAAGATCTAGTTCAACACACACATAGTTTAGGTATTATTGATTTGGTAAAAATTGTAGGCAATGACAGCCAGACTATCATCGAAGCAATTAGCGAAGAGCGCACTGTAATTGTACAGGCACAATTTCATAATCCGGTACCAGAATTCATTGGCACGTTTGGTATGCCTAATTTGAGTAAATTAAACACTATACTGAACATTCCGGAATATAAAGAAGATGCAAAATTATCTATTACTAAAAAAGATGATGCAGTGCCAAATGGCGTACATTTTGAAAATAGTGCCGGCGACTTTAAAAACGACTATCGTTTTATGAGTGCAGAAATTGTGAATGACAAACTTAAAACAGTTAAGTTTAAGAATGTCAAATGGGGTGTAGAGATTGAACCCAGTGTGGCAAGTATCCAACGTCTAAAATTTCAAGCTCAAGCAAACAGCGAAGAAACCACTTTTATTGCAAAAACTGAAAATGGTAATTTAGTTTTTTATTTTGGTGACCATAGCAGCCATGCTGGTAATTTTGTATTTGCACACGATGTTGCTGGATCGTTAACTAAGGCGTGGGCCTGGCCAATCAGTGCTGTGATTAGTATTTTAAGTCTAAGCGGCGATAAGATGATTAGATTTAGTGACGAAGGTGCTGCACAGATCACAGTTGATTCGGGACTAGCAATTTACAATTACATTCTGCCAGCGCAGACCAAGTGATACAGGATCAAGGATATTATCCCGGGGGAGGCATGTTGTCTCCCGATCGGGATATTTTTTATTTAAACATTCCAAAAAATGCAAGTACATATCTAACAAATATTTTAAAAGATAATAGTTGGACTCATTGGAATATCTTAGATAATTCTGAATCTATAAAAACAACAATTGCATTTATACGAGATCCTGTTGATCGTTGGATCAGTGGCTTTGCTACCTACGCCGCTCTTCATTTGTTTGGATACGGATACGGAAGTGATCATTTTGTCCAAGATTACAACGATCTAGTAAAAAAAATTATTTTTGATCAAATAATATTTGATGATCACACAGATCTTCAAGTAAAATACGTTAAACAAATACAAGAGCATAATCCTGTGTTTTTTCGTTACAACAAAAATTTAATTACACAAATTAATTCTTTTCTTGGTTACGATCTAAATACAACTGCTACTGTTAGTGCAAATAAATCTGAATCAAATTACGATACCAATCAAGTGTCACAATTTTTAAAAAAACAACTTGATCATAATCCAGACTTAAAGGCACGAGTGGTTCAACATTATAAACAAGATTACGAATTTATAAACAGTATTGAATTTTACAATGACCCAAGATAATCTAACATCTAAGCAACTAGACTATGCAGTGTTCTTGCCTGCTATATCTGGTTTTTACGCAACTTTTATAGGAAAACAGCGTGTTAACAACGACTATGTTGATCCTGCTCGTATGCCTAAGGCATTACAGGATATGGAACAATTCAATTGGCTCAACAGCCAACAAGGACTCTTCCCATACCAATGGAGCCTCTACTCCGGAGGACACGCAAATTTAGATCTTGCCAAAGAAGATGCTAGCGAGGATATGGTTCGTAAACGTGAACCAGGCACGTTCATGCTTGGTGACTCAGGTGGATTCCAGATTGCCAAGGGCTTGTGGGAAGGCGAATGGCGAGACCCTAACAGCACCGAGGTACAACAAAAACTAAAAGACCTGGCTGCACAAGGTACTACAACTGTTACCAACAGCAAAGGCAAACAGGTGACAGTTAATCCTCTCAAAGAGTATCAGAAACTTATTGATGCCGCACAGAAAAAACGTGACACTGTACTCAAGTGGTTGGATGGTATTGCTGACTATGGCATGATCCTTGATATTCCAACATGGGTCATTCATGATTCCAAGGCAAGTAAAGCATGCGGTATTACTACTTTGGAAGAAGCTGTTGCTGCCACAAAGTATAACAATGAATACTTTATGAAGAACCGTAAAGGTAAAAAGAACGGTGGTGCAAAATTCTTGAATGTTTTACAAGGTGACAATCATACTAGTGCCGAAGAATGGTATCAAGAAATGAAGGAGTTTTGTGATCCCGCCAAATACCCAGACACACATTTTGATGGTTGGGCTATGGGTGGTCAGAACATGTGTGATGTGCATCTTATTCTAAAACGATTAGTTGCATTACGTTATGACAATTTATTACAAGAAGGCGTACATGATTGGATGCACTTTTTGGGCACCAGTAAACTAGAGTGGGCATTATTGCTTACAGATATACAGCGGGCAATACGTAAATATGTTAACCCTTCTTTTACTATTAGTTTTGATTGTGCTAGTCCATTTTTGGCGACTGCTAATGGACAAATGTACTACCAAATTGAACTAGAACACGATAGCAAATGGTCTTATAAAATGCGTCCGGCTGCTGACAATAAAAAATATTCTACAGATACTCGCAGCTTCAAGGATGCAGTAGAACAGGATGGTATATTTGAGCAGTTTGAAGACAGTCCAATTAGTCAGCATTTAATGATCAAAGATGTTTGCATTTACAAACCTGGCGATTTAAATAAAAATGGTAAAGAAGGCAAAACAAGTTGGGACAGTTTTAGTTATGCACTAATGATGGGACACAATGTTTGGATGCATATTGAAGCAGTGCAAAGAGCTAATAGGAAATATGATCAAGGAGAGCTACCTACAATGCTTTGGTATAGTAAAGGCGATCATACTCGTTTTAGAGATATCATTGAAGCAATATTTTCTGCACCCGATCGAGCTAGTGCTGAATCAATTATTGAACATTACTCACGCTATTGGAAACATATTCCCGGAACAAGAGGTTTCAAGGGCGAAAAAACACAAAACGCCAATACAATGTTTAATGCTCTTTTTGAAACCATGGAAGATGAGGACGAAGAAATGTCCGAAGACCAAGCAACAAATATCATGCAGACTCACTTGGAGAAATAATATGAGTTATAAAGGCAGAATCAAACATCTAGAAGAAATGCACAAATTGTTAGACAAACAAATTAATGAAATGCAAACCAATCATCCCGGGGTCGACATAGAACATCTTGCTGAGTTAAAAAAGAAAAAATTATTAATCAAAGACGAAATTAGTAAACTGAACAAACTGCAATGGGAAGAAGAAACTCAACGTGTAGGATACGGAGATGAATGAAAATCCTAATTTATCACAAAATATAATTGGTTTTTGTGATCCAGACTATACGGTTCAAAATATTCCAATTCTAAAAAATGCCACACAATTTATAGAAACCACAGTAACAAAACTTAATTGGCAGTTCAAACCTGTTCCTATCAATAAAAAAATAACAAGGTTCGTTATATTGAGAGACCCTTACGAACGATGGTTGACAGCGTTTACTCAAGATGTTAAAGTTTTTATAAATTCAAGACCCCCAGAAGAGAGTGTATATCTTAACGAGTTGTTTCAAAACAATAACATCAGCTGGTTTTTAGATTTCTTAATTGATCGAGACGTTGTTTGCTTTGATACTCATGCACAGTTACAAGTAAAACAATTAGATTGGATTCTGAATGCGATTGGCAAAGAAAATATAACTTTTATTAAAATGAATGACAAATTAGGACAAACACTAAATCATTGGCTCCATAGTGAAGGTTGTTCAAACAATTTTAACAATGGAAAAATAAATGCAACAAATAAAGATACTGATATTCTTTTTAGAAAGATTGATTCTTACTTTTTTGATGGTAAAAATTTAAGAAGACGAGAAAAAGTTTTTGAATATCTTTCTCCCGATTATCAATTTTACAACTCAGTTAATTTTATAAACCCAACATGACATGAATAGACTAGGACATTACAATACATCATTATTTGTCGGAACTGAAGTTGAACACAGCCCGGCTTATGGTCAAAAAACATTATTTGTGGTTGGGATTCAATCACAAGAACTAATCGAAGCAGCTATGATTGCTCATAAGTGTACTCACATTTATTTTGGTGCCAATCAAAGTTTCCCAAACATTGATACAAATGGCTTGGACTGGACTCAATGGGAAAACATGATACATCCGTTTTTGTCCAAAGGAATCCTTTGTACCTTAGACATCGACGTTAATCAAGTTGAGGGTCTGCTAGAAAGTGGGTTAACTGAACGGCGTAATTTTATTCCCATGATTTCGGTTAAATTGCCCTATATACAACAACTAGGATATAATGCTACAATTAAGTTAGACGACAAAGACTTTGCAGCGACCAATCCTGGTGTTTGGTGTCACAGTGTACACACATTAATGAAACGAGATCAGGCATTTACTGATTGGTACAAATACACTAAGGACGAGATTATCAGATGAATTACGAACAAAGAGAAACTGTAGACAGAATTATGAATCAAGCCCAAAGACAAATTTGGGTCACTTTCCGCCAAGAAGGTATTCACTGCTACCCAGCAGCATTAACCGATCCACTATTAGCAACCGGAGACAAATATGATGTTTCGTTCCTTGGTTATCCCCATCGTCATATTTTTCACTTCAGGGTGTCAATCGACGTATGGCACAATGACCGTGATATCGAGTTCATCCAATTCAAACGATTCTTGGAAGCACTGTATTCAGGGGAATCGAATTGTTTGCGATTGGACTACAAATCATGCGAAATGATCGCCGATGAGTTATATGTTCAAATTGCCAATAGATACCCAGATCGTAATGTCATTATCGAAGTAAGCGAGGACGGCGAAAACGGCTGCTCTATCACTTACAATACACATCAACCATCTCTATCAATAAAAATTTAAGGAGAGTATTATGGCCGCTAAGTGGCTCAAGAAGTATCTTGTAATGAAACCTGAAGTCAATCAAATTTTTGAGGATCTTGAACGATACAAAGAATTCTGTGTCAAGTACGGTTATCCGTACGATGAACGACATCTATACAATAACAACACTCCTTGGGGAGAATTTGATCGTGCTCAACGTGGCAAATGGCCTCGAATGAATTGGTATGCTAAAAAGGAAAGAACATGAAATTTGTAACTGACTTTATCAAAGCACACGTACCTCAGTTGGAAATGGCTGGGGTTCTTATGCGTATCTTTTGTTTTAGTTTAGTATCATGGTTAGGTCCGGCTAGTCCTTTTATGCTTGTTTGGGTTGTCAACACTGTTGACGCAGTTCTGTTGACCTATTGTGCTATGTTGAAGAAAGACAAGGCTTATACATTGTTAAATGGTTTTTGGATTTTAGTTGGCATAATCGGCATTGTTAGAGCCGGTGGCTGGCTATGAGCGGTGCCATGCGTGAAAAGGATAGTTCGGATTACGACCTAGAACGTCTAACCGAACTGTTTGATGAGGCATTAACCAGCGACGATCCGCGTGTGAAAAACGCACTACGCCAACTCATGATGATGGTTATCCTTACTAGCGATGATCACGAAGATAAAGACAAGGGTATGTATGGTCGTAGAGGTCCAATGCGTAGAATGCAGGAAGACCTTAATGACTTGCGTAGAGCAGTGGCAGATCTAAAGCACGAAATTCAAAATCTGCAAAAACAAGCGGCATGGGGTGGTGGCTACAGAATAGGGGACTCCACTAGCGGTATGAAAGCACAATCTGGCCCGGATGCTGTTTCTGCAAAGGACTATTGGCAACAGCATGGTTTTGCCGATGCACAAATTTCTGACGATGACTTGCGCGGTCTAAATATTGCAATCGCTCCAGCTACAAAAGGATTATTCAAATAATGCGTAAATTATGGTACATGGGCCTAGAGCCTTATAAAGCAAGATACACTCTACAACTACAAGAGTGGAATAGAGCTGTGTTTGAACGTCGTGGCATCAACTATTCGATTGTGCCAGGACTGAATCTTGATAAAAGTCAAAAGATCAGCGTAGGACAAGTGCTAGACGCACACGGTCGTACATACTTTGGCATGAGCCAATTGATGAACTTGGTTCGTATGATGCAACAAGGAGAAGTCACCAATGAAGATGTTGTGTACTTTGAAGACATGTTTCAACCCGGTATCGAGAGCTTACCTTACATTCTCGATCAGGTGGATGCTAGTATGCGTCCTCGCATTGCCGTTCGTTGTCTTGCACAAACTATTGACCCAGACGACTTTGTTCATGTATGGGGCATGCAGGAATGGATGGGTCACTATGAAAAGATGGTAGACTCGTTTGCAGACATTGTTCTTGCTACCAATGAAGAAATGGTCATGCACATGAAGGTGGCCGGATGGAAGAGCAAGATTTATAATATCAGTGGACTTGCATTTGGTAAGGACGAAGTACGTGCTCGCGTTGAAGGTGAACTAAAACCATTTCGAGATCGTGCATATCGGGTAGGCTTTGCTGCACGTTGGGATCAAGAAAAGCAACCCGACTTCTACATGGATTTGATCGAAGAATATTATCGTTTAGCTGCGATGCCATACAACAATTGGCCCAAGATCGAATTTGCTGTGTTCAGCGGTAGTGCTCTTCGTTCTAACAATAGCAGCTATATGGAACGAACCCGCAGACTGCAAGCAGAAGGCAAGTTAAAAGTATATGAAGATCTTGAAAAGAACGATTACTATGCATTACTTAACGATACGCGACTGCTTTTTAATTGCGCTCTTCAGGATTGGGTTTCGAACACTGCAAGTGAAGCGGATGCTCTTGGGGCTAATATCCTATACCCCGCTTACAGAAGTTTCCCCGAGGCGTTTGCAAATGATCCTGAACGACTTTATGTACCGTGGTCGTTACGAGATGCAATACAAAAACTTGTTCCCCTCCTCGAACACCCACACGCCAACATGGGCAAATTTAGTGCGTGGAATGATGGCACAATTGACAGGATCTGCGATATTCTCGAAGATAAAGGCGAACAATGGTTACGTATGAATACAGACTATCGTAAACACACACACGAAAGCAAATATAAGTGAAAATAGTAATTACTGGCGGATGTGGTTACATTGGTAGTCACATTGCCCGCTATTTAAAACACCATAACGAAAATTCAACGGTGTATGTGATTGATCGTGAACGTAGAGATCACACATTAAAAAACGTTGACGGTTTTTTACACACAGATTATGTGTCTAGGCAAAGCTTGTTATGGTTAGATGAAATTCAACCCGATGTCATTGTGCATTGTGCTGGAGACATTTCTGTAAGAGAAAGTGTTGAGGATCCAGCAAAGTATTACGACAACAATGTGGCCAAGACAATAACGTTTTTAAATCATGTTAAGGATTATAAAAAGAAACCGCTTATTCTTTTCAGTTCTAGTGCTAGTGTGTACGGTAATCCTGATCATGTTCCACTGGTTGAAACAGACCGCATAAGGCCAATCAGTCCATATGGTCATACCAAGGACCTAGTAGAAGTGTTGCTACAAAACTATAATCAAGCATATGGTTTGCCTAGCGTTTGTTTTAGATACTTCAATGCAGCCGGTGCTGAACCCAATACGTTTGATCTAGGCCAGGCACCGGGTGCCGGACATATTATTGCTAGATTGTTAGAATCTAAAATTCGTGATGAGTTCTTTACACTCAACGGCATTGATTTTGATACCCCGGATAGAACTTGTATAAGAGATTACATTCACGTTTGGGATCTAGCCGACGCACACAATCGAGCAATTGCTTGGAACAAAGACAATCGTTGGGCTGTATTCAATCTTGGCACTAACATGGGCATCAGCAATCAAGAAATAGTTGATTACATAACATTAAACTACGGTCCATTAAAAATACAAACAGGACCTCGTAGACCTGGTGACCCGGATCAACTCATTGCCGATGCCACATTGGCTCGAACTATTCTTAATTGGAAACCCAACTACTCAACAATAAATCAAATTGTTGATAGTGCATACAAATGGTACACTCGTGGCGTTTGAAGAAATATTACAATTTGAACAATTACTGGCCAAAAAAACTGGCGCACCGTATGCGGTCATGACTGACTGTTGTACCCATGCCATTGAAATGTGCTTACGGTATAAAAAAGTCAAAAGAGTACAATTTACAGCATACACTTATCTCAGCATTCCTATGACCATGCACAAGTTAGGTATAGAATACGAGTTAGTTCCAGAAAAATGGACTGGCGAATATCGTTTCTATGGCACAGACATTTGGGATAGTGCCCGTAGATTGGAAGACGGAATGTATAGACCGGGCCAGATGCAATGTGTAAGCTTTGGTCATAACAAGCCTTTACAAATAGGCCACGGTGGTGCTATACTGTTAGATGACAAGGAAGCATATGACATTCTATTACAGCAGAGATATGACGGACGCAACCTGGCGATTGCGCCGTGGCAGGCGCAGCGCACGTTCATGGTGGGGTACCATTATAGGCCCACTATTGAAGATGCAAGGATCGGTTTAGAAAAATTGTATTTTGTAAATGAGCCGCCTAAATACCACGAATATCCAGATCTAAGAGATATTGAAATTATTGGAGATTAAATGAAATACACAAAGGTAAGTGATCGCATTAGAGAACAAATGTTATCCGACGGTAAAAGATACTGGGCCGGAGATAATATTAGCAGCTATATCAATGATGACGATCGTGAACAACTAATCGATGAAGCTACAGAAGCATTTGAAACTGTACTCGATACATTATTAATTGATCGAGCAACAGATCCTAATAGTCAAGGTACAGCAAGGCGACTTGCTAAAATGTATTACAATGAATTAATGGCAGGTAGATATGAACCAACTCCAAATGCAACTGCATTTCCAAATGACACAGAGGGGGCATACGAAGGCATGCTCGTTGTTCGTAGTGAACTTAAGAGTGTTTGCAGCCATCATCATCAGCCTGTGTCGGGCGTGGCGTATATTGGAATTATTGCTGGCCCGAAACTTATTGGACTCAGCAAATACACTAGAATCGCTCAATGGTGCGCCCGGCGGGGTACACTACAGGAAGAACTTTGCATGGACATTGCACGAGAGATCGAGTTTGCGACTGGAAGTAGGGATGTGGCTGTATACATACAGGCTACACATGGATGCTGTGAAAATAGAGGAATTATGGCACACAGTAGTCTCACACAAACTACCGTACTAAAAGGTGCGTTTAAAACGGATCAAAGCACTAAGAAAGAGTTCTTCGACAATATTAAACTACAACAAGAATTCGCACCCAGATAGTCTTAAATAGACTAGAAGGAGCGAGCTATGTCAGACGACAACAAAGATATAAAATTAGATTTAGAAAAATTTAAACCAAAAAAGCCCAAAATATCTGTTCCAGCGGAATTTTTAGATGGTGCTAACAGTTACGATGATAAAGTTACTTTAGTTAAAATATTAGCAGAAAAAGAAATAGGCCGGGTGATGCTAATTGTTAAAAAAATGATAGCTCAAGGAATAGAACAAGAAAAGACAAAGAAAGGAATCAGATAATAGGAAAATGAGTAAGCTTAAAGCAGCATCATGGCCTTTTCCTATACATAGGCCGTCGCGTAGTAAAAAAATCAACTATTTAAAATTCAATGGAGAAACTGTAATGAAATTAGAAGATAAACTAGTTAAAGTAAACGATAATTTTAACGTATACATGTACGATAATGGTTACATGTTAGAAATATCTGGGCGTGATAACAACGAAGATTGGTCCACCGCCAAAATCTTATGTAAAGATTTAGATGAGTTGATTACTCTTATTAAAGAAGCATCTGCCGCAGAAAGAGATTAACAATTTTGCAACATTGACTTAAACAGCTCATTTTGTTATACTATAAGCTATTATAGTTCTCAAAATGGGCTTTTATGCGTATTGCAATTTTA